GCAATGGAAGTAAAAGTAAGAGAATGGCTCCGCAAGGGCAACGAGGCTGGGCATTTCGTGCAACGCCTGTCAGACATTGCGCCTAATCCTAAGATTGATTTCAAGGTGGGCGATAAAGTGGTATTTACGAATGATTACGGGGTGTCGTTTATCGACCAAACCATCATAGCAATAGGCAAGCATAACGACCTTTGGAAATACGGGCATTGCATCTATCTTGATAATGATAGCTATTGGTATCCCGTTAAGCCCGAAAGTCTATCAATACAATACGAGCGATGAGAGTACGGAGAATGACAAAAGAACAGGGGGAGCATGTCGGCATAAGCCGCTTTCCAAATTTCCATAGTACAGGCAGCGTTCGAGGAATGAAACGCCTATACTATGGAGCTAATGCGTTGTTGGTACGTTGTGGAAAATTTATTTACAATGTTACGAGTTCGCCCGAAATTTATCATCAGGCAAGTTGGAAATGAAAAATCGGAGTTTCTGTATACGGAAACTTAATATAGCTTGGTTTTCTGCATACAGAAATACTATCTACTTATGTGTTTCTTACAACAGAAACCGACATCGCGCGCGCGTAAAGAAGTAAAGGAGAGTAGAGAAAAGAAGATACCTTACGGTATTGTCGGCGACAATGAATTTTCGCCCTATGTGTATTAGGCAATTTAATTTACAAAAAAAGATATGGCAAAAAAGACATTCAAAATCAGAGCAAAGTTCGTCTTCGGCGGACAGGTAAAAGTACAGGCGCACAACCGACAGGAGGCGGAGGCGATAGTTGAGAAGAACATCGTCGCCCTGCTGGGTAAGGTCGAGGCGTTCGATGAGGACATCGTCAATTGGGACTTCCCGATACACTGCGAAACGGTTATCAACCGCAAGGAACAGCGAGAGGAGGCCGAGGTATGAGCGAGGAGTTTATCTATCGGGTGGAGTTCAAAGAACCGCCCCTGTTGGGAGTAGACGAACGCACGGAGTTCTATTTCCACAGCCTCGCCGCCATCTACGAGGTGTTCACAGCGAGACAAATCGGCTGCAAGGTAACCCGCCTGTGGAACATCGGCGTATCACATGGCAACCCCTATGAGGGGAGGCGATGCAGAATCACGAAAGAACAGATTTTGCGAAAAACGCGAAATAAGCACATATAACGCGTTAAAATTTTCGCGATGTAAGATTACACGCGAAATGAATTTAAACACGACGCAGCGCAAGGAAATAGGTAAATTCGCGGTTTTAATCGTTGATATGTGAAGTCAAAACGGAAATTTGTGATTTAAAAGAAAAATAATTAAATTTGCAAAGTATGATATTTGAAAAGGCATTATATATAGCTCAAAAAGCCCATAATGGACAAACAGACAAGGCAGGGAAGCCGTATATTCTCCACCCAATAAGAGTAGCGCAGCGATGCAACACAGATACCGAACGTATCGTAGCTCTGCTACACGATGTGATAGAAGATACAGAGATTACGCCAAATAATTTGTATTCGGCGGGTTTTTCTAAAACAATCGTAGATGCTGTTTTATCTGTAACAAGGCGTGAGTACGAAAGCTATTTTAAGTTTATAGAACGGTGCAGCCTTAACCCTATTGGGCGTATTGTGAAAATTCACGACCTTGAGGATAACATGGATATTACCCGCCTTGATAGCCTTACGGAAAGTGACTTAAAGCGACTGAATAAATATCTGAAAGCATATAAATATCTAACGAAATAATATGGCAAAATTAACAGAAATATCAATAAGGGTAAAGCACGGCGAAACCGTCTATGTTATCGATGATTACGAAGAACGGGCTATGTGTTTTGCCCCCAAATTGGGACAAAACGTGCTGTCGAAGCGAAAAGGTAATGGTGTTGCTTACAAACGTCCGCTAACTGATAAGTTGATTATCGAATCTGTCTTCAGTGGGGAAGAAGTTTCCAAAGAAGATTACGATAATTATTAATCTATGAAATGGCGGTAATACGCAACAGAAAGCCTAATTAATCTTTGGGCTTCTTTACTTTCTTTGTCAATAATACGATAACGTTCGTAATATTTATGTCCCAAACCTCCCTCTAATCCCGTTTCCTTTTTTATAGCGTTCCATACTGTTACGCCAATAATGGATTTTGCGATTTTGGGAGGTTCTTTTGCATAAATCATCTTCGGGGTATTTACTTGTATCTCTGCTACGACACCGTTATCCCCCCTTATATTGATAATATTCCCCGTGTAACCCAATTCTGTTTTTTGAGGCTTCCAGCGCAAGAAGTCCTTATTGCCGCGGAACTCATTGATTATTGATTGAATGTTATCCTTATCGACAACGATTGTTGTCCTAACAGCATCTTTTAATTTTGCGGGAGTGAAATTTGGGTCATCGTTTCTCTCTGCGAACACTTTACGTCTTATGCCTTCAGCACTCTTATAGTTAACAGGGGTGTATGCTCCATCGTATTTAGATGCAATCTGTACCGCAATCTTTTGCATCCCATTCCCTACTTGGCGCGCTCGTAACATAGTTATTTCGATTTGCCTATTGAGGAGCAAATCGCTTTTTGCATATTGGGCATTATCCTCCAAAAAATAGGGGATGCTTGAAGCATGCTCAAACCTATCTTCATTGTTCTGCACCCACTCCTTGAATGCTTGCGGTACATCATCAACGCGGTTCACACTCTCATCATCCACGGCCTCGCCATTGAGTATTTTCTGCGTGTCTTTGGCGATTTCTTCCTGTGTTTTAAGGATTGATGTTGCAAAGCATCTGCAATGTGGGTGCCATCCTTTGAAAACAAAATCTTTTGGATAACGACCTTGTAATTCATCGCATATATCGTGGAATGGCTTACCGTTAAGCGTATGGTTATTCGACAGGTGTATTTCTATGCCCACAACGAAATCCATCTGCTGCCAGCGGAGGTGGTCGGAGGTTCGGTAGGCAATGTTGGTCTCTGTGGCGGCAAGCCGTCGGGCATTCTTATATGAGGAGCGATACACTCCTTGCCCCGGATGATAAGCCGCAGCCCGCTTTGATAGTTGCAGTTGCCCGTGCTCATCACGAACACGGCGAAACAGTTTGTCAGGCTGTTTCAAATATTGCCGCAGGTCGCGGCTCATTTCATCAGCAGACCGTCCGCTACGTATGCCAATATCCAAGCCCATTTCTATTTCCTCCTTGAACTGCTCTGTATAACGCCATACCTTTTGCGATAGGTTTAGACCGCCCGTCTTACGCTGCGTGAATGCTTCCCGAGCTTCCTCGTTCGTGCTATAATAACGTCTATACTGCGCTTGTGTCAGTTTGCCCGCATTCTTGCCGAATACGCGATTAGCAAGTTCGCTGTTCTTGTTGTTTGCAAGTGTCCATTCCGCATTGATACCATTCAGGACAACGGCTTGCATACGCGATTTCAGCCCCGACATAAGGTTTTCTATCCGTTTGCGTGTAATTGGATGATCGTCGAAAGAAAACGGCGTGTCGGGCTTGATTTGTCCCACAGTGCCGCTTATGGAGACCGCCTCACGAATAGCCTCGCGATAGATAGCGTCCATCTGCAACTCATAGACCTTGATATTGCGCTTATGGCGCAGGTCATATTTGTTTTGTTTCTTCATCTGATGTGCGGAGTATAAATCGTTCACACTGCGGGTCATTCAGGAAAATACAGAACTTCCCGCCCTTCTGTTTATACGGGCAGCGGCAGAGTATCAAATGCCCGTCTATTGCCTTGCTGTGCCAATCATAACTGTTAGCGCAGTCTCGACAATGGTATTTTGGGGGTTCCTTAACCTGCCGCTACCGTCCGTATTGGGTTCGTGTTGCCATTCTTTCACTCTGATAAATGAAACGCGTCCTCTACTTTCTGTTGTGCTATCTCACCGAGTGTCTTATCCACATCATCGCTGTGTCCGAACTCCTCGATACTCTCACGCTGCGACATGATAGGTTCGCCGCCGTTGGCCGTCATAAGCATATCAACGGTTTCCTTTGTGTCCGTTATAGAGAACGGGGTTATTTTTGTTTCGACTTTCAAAGCGTCTATGTCGCTGTGGTATCGCTCTGGGAGGGCTGCTTTAAGGAAAGCCTTTACGACATTGATTTCACGGTCGAAGCCCTCCAGGAGCCGTCCGCTTTCGTCCTGAACTTTCATCTGTGCGTCAATGAAAAGCTGCTTTCGACTTTCGCCCGACAGCGCCTGTTGCGACATCTTCTCGTAAGACCAATCGGGGAGCTGTAGCTGTGTGAAGAACTGCGAGCGCAACTCGCTGATATAGAATTTGAGGTTCTCGACAGCCTGCTCCCATGTAACATACTGTGCTGTCGATCCCTTGGGGTACTGCATAACCGACATAAACTCGCTATTCTCGTTTTTCTCGTCTCCGTAATTGATAACTTGATCAGCAAATACGATAAAGCGAGGCTTGGAGTTTTTACGCAAGTAGTTACCGTTACGCGACAATGCCCATTCTATCTCGTAAACGGTTTTCGAGGTGTCTTCCCATATCGGTGTCGGGCGATAGATGTATATTGCAGGAATTTTCCCAACAGTTATGTTTTCGTTCTCGACCTCTGTCCACTCACCGCCAGCATTACTGTACTTGATGTGCTTATCCGATGAGTAGGCATCGAAATACTGTATCGACTTCTTGCCAACCTTGCGGGTGTAACCGACCGACATTGCCACCATGTCGCCGTACTCGTCAAATAGGGGATAAAGGTTATCGCCGAGCATAGGTGAAAAGTTACGACAACGGAATTTGAGCTTGCTATCAAAGCCGTACAGGTTGTTGTTGCTTTCAACAGCATACCACAGCGTCATTACTTCGCAGCCAGCAAACAGCATATTCAGGCGCTCAACGTTTACGCTGTTGATGCGGTTACGGTCGAGAATGGCTTCAATGTATGCGGTAATTTCTTTCTGCATTTCATTCTCGGGACGATACACCCGCTTAACAGGTATGCCGCAACATAGCTCTGTCATACGCTTGGTTGCGAGGCGTTGCAAATCGCATGTTATGCGGGTAACATACTCCACCCCGTCATTGGAAACGATGTCGGGGTATTTCTGCTTGTTCATCACGGGGTGTTTCGTGGGGTCGAACTGCTGTAATAGCCCATAACGCCCCGACCAAACAGGCACGTTGATAGTCTTCTC